GCGAAAGAACAACGTCTACGCGCACATCGCAGATTTGACGCACGGCAACAGAAAGAAGGCAGATCGCATCATTTGGGCGTTGCAAGGACGGTTTGAGCATGGCAGAATCGTGCTAAATCAGGATGAAGACTGGGATTCCTTCATTGACCAGCTTCTGATGTTTCCGGCGCAGGGTGTGCATGACGACCTGCCCGATGCCTTATCATATATAGACCAGTTAGCGGTCACGTCCTACTTCGAGCAAGAAGAGCAGGATGATTGGCAACCGCTCGATGTCATAAGCGGAGTCTAACTTGGATTTTCTGATTGATTACTACGGAATCAGATCGCCTTTCAAGGGCGAGCTAGACTTTTTCCGTGAGCGTCCTGAAGTTGCGGGTATGGCGACGGAAGACGCAAAAATCATTCTGAATCCATTCTCTTCGCTATCGGACAAAGAAAAACGCTCGGTAGCGATCAACGAAGCTATCCGGTTGTACATGAAAGACAACGAAGTTCAGCCTGATTTTGAACTTACGGACGAGCAAAAAAAGTTGTTTGAGGGAACTGAGTACGCTGCCGATGAGGCCGCAGCGAAGCAATCTATACTGGCGCGTATACTGAGCGGAGATCCTTCAGCCAGAAATGCGACGCTAGATCAGACGTTGGCCGCGCAAAAACTCAAGGCGCAGCTAATGAACCTTAACAAAAGGTGAGATTATGGAATTCTACGAGCCTACTGAGGGCGACAAAGAGCTTCTGGCCTTTGTAACGGATCACTGTGACCGCTGGAGGGACTGGCGCGACACGAACTTCCTGCCCGCATACCTGGAGTACGAGCGAATCTTCCGGGGGCAGTGGGCAGCAGAAGACAAGATGCGCGAATCTGAGCGCTCGAAGCTCGTCACTCCCGCAACGCAGCAAGCAGTTGAGACTCGTCACGCCGAGATCATGGAAGCGATCTTCGGTCAGGGCGAGTTTTTTGACATTCAGGACGACCTGCAAGACATCAATAAGAATCCGATTGATGTTGAGGTGATCAAAGCGCAGTTGATGGAGGATTTCAAGCAGGACAAGATCCGCAAGTCCATCGATCAGATCGAATTGATGGCCGAAATCTACGGCACGGGCATTGGCGAGATCATTGTCAAGACCGAGAAGATCTTTGTCCCCGCAACTCAGGCGATTCCCGGCCAAATGGGCCAAGCGGCCATTGGTGTGGTGGAAAAGCCACGTGTTGCGGTGAAGATTGTGCCCGTCAACCCGAAAAACTTCTTGTTTGACCCCAACGGCACGAGCGTTGACGACTGCATGGGCGTGGCAATCGAGAAGTATGTCTCGATCCACAAGGTGGTCGAGGGCATGGAGCGCGGAATCTACCGCAAGGTGAACATTCAGCCCGCTGGCGAGGACACCGACCTGGAGCCGACGCAGGAAATCAGCCAGTACGAGAGCGACAAGGTGCGTCTCTTGACGTACTACGGTCTGGTGCCGCGTGAATACCTGAAGAATCTGGAAGAAAACAGCGAAGTCGAAGACCTCTTCCCCGAAGATTCGACTGCCGATGAGTACAGCGATCTGGTGGAAGCCATTGTGGTGATCGCCAACGAAGGCTTCTTGCTCAAGGCCGAAGAAAACCCGTACATGATGAAGGATCGCCCTGTGCTGTCCTATCAAGATGATACGGTGCCCAACCGGCTGCTTGGTCGCGGCACGGTTGAGAAGGCCTACAACATGCAAAAGGCCATCGATGCCGAGGTGCGTAGCCACCTTGACTCGCTGGCGCTGACCACCGCCCCCATGATGGCGATGGATGCCACGCGACTGCCTCGCGGTGCCAAGTTTGAAGTGCGTCCGGGCAAGGCGATCCTGACCAACGGAAATCCGAACGAAATTCTGTTCCCGTTCAAGTTCGGCAACACCGATGGTGCCAATCTGGCCACGGCCAAGGACTTTGAGCGCATGCTGTTGCAATCGACCGGCACGCTGGACAGCCAGGGCATGGTCAGCCAAGCAGCGCGCGATGCGGGTGGTATGTCGCTGGCGGTGGCCACGATCATCAAGAAGTACAAGCGCACGCTGGTGAATTTCCAGGAAGACTTCCTGATTCCGTTCATCCAGAAGGCGGCGTTCCGCTACATGCAGTTCGATCCTGAGCGCTATCCGTCGGTGGATATGAAGTTCATCCCGACGGCAACGCTGGGCATCATCGCCCGCGAGTACGAGCAGCAGCAGTTCATTGGCCTGCTCCAGACTCTCGGCCCGGATACCCCTGTGCTGCCGCTGCTCCTGAAGGGCATTCTGTCCAACAGCAGCCTGACCAACCGCTACGAGCTGATCAGTGCGCTCGATCAGATGGCCCAGCCCAACCCTGAAGCGCAGCAGATGCAGCAAATGCAGCAGCAGTTGGCGCTCCAAGCGGCTCAGGCTCAGATCGCGGTGCAGACGACGCAGGCCGAACAGAACCGGGCAGAGGCGACCAAGCTGATGACCGAGGCGCAACTGATGCCGCAGGAAGTGCAGGCTAAGGTGCTGGCCAATGCGACGAAGAACCTTCCTGCTGGTGGCGAGTCTGACGAGTTTGAAAAGCGCGTGAAGATCGCCGAGCTGATGCTCAAGGAAGCGGACATCAAGAACAAGTCCAAGATCGTTGAGCTTCAGATGGCCGAGAAGCGAAATCAGGTTTCGGGCATGGAAGAAGACTTCTTGGAGGAATTGACAAAGGAGCTGGGTAATGGACGTTGAAAGTCTTGCTAAACAGCTAATCCTCAAGGGGATGACCGATGAACAGCAGAAAGCTGTTCTTCAGTCCATTCGCAACACGATGGGTCAAGCCCGCGAGTTGCAAAAGCAAAAGGTGGGCGAGCAAGCGCGTCTTGTCATCGAGGCCCTGAAGAAGATCGAGGGAGACATCAAGTCTCGCTACGATGAAGTTGGCAACAAGATCGAGCAGCGCGTAGCGTCGATCAAGGATGGCAAAGACGGGCGAGACGGGGTCAACGGGCGCGACGGCCGTGCGGGCCGTGACGGCACTACAGGGCCGATGGGGCCGAGAGGTGCTAACGGGCGCGATGGTGTGGATGGGCAAGACGGCGAAGATGGCGTCTCGGTCACTGACGCGCATATTGACTTTGACGGCTCGCTGATCATTAGCCTGTCTTCGGGCCGCACGATCAACGTGGGCGAGGTGGTGGCCCCCGATCTGGCTGAGAAGATCAAGGTCATTACGAACGGTGGCGGTACGAGCCAGTCGGTGCTTGATGCCTTGGCCTCGCTTCAGACCCAGATTAATAACCTCATTCCCAGCCAGACGGGCAATGCGGGTAAGTTCCTGACCACCAACGGCACCAGCACTTCTTGGGCTGATGTAGCCGGTGGCCTGTCCTATCAAGGCACCTGGAATGCCTCGACCAACACCCCGACGCTGACCTCCAGCACGGGCATCAATGGCTACTACTATGTCGTGTCGGTGGCGGGCAGCACCAACCTGAACGGCATCACGGACTGGCAGGCTGGCGATTGGCTCATCTTCAACGGTTCCGTCTGGCAGAAAATTGACCAGAGCTGGGCCATTGCAGGTGCCAACGACAACATCACCTCGATGACGGGGATCACGGGTGGCATTTCGTCGCCCGATTTCATCCAATTCGACACTGGCGCGACGGTCACCAACGCTGCTGGCCGACTGTACTGGGATGCGACCCAGCAGACCCTGAGCGTGGGCCTGAATGCCAACATTGCTGCGGACGTTGGCCAGACCCTGTACGCCTATGTGACCAACGATGAGGCGGTGACGATCACTAAGGGTCAGCCGGTCTATATGTTCGCCGCTGCTGGTGACCGAGTGTCGGTCAAGCTAGCGTCGAACACGACCGACACCACTTCAGCTAAGACCCTGGGCGTCTGCGCGGAGAACATTGCTGCCGGTCAGGCGGGAATGGTGCTGTGCCAGGGTGTGCAAGATGGCCTGAACCTAGCGGCATACTCTCCCGGCGACACGCTGTATGTGGGCGCGACTGCCGGTACGCTGACCTCGACCAAACCCTACGCACCGAACCATCTGGTGTATGTCGGTGTGGTCGAGCGGGCCAACATGGGCAACGGGCGTCTGTACGTTCGCATACAAAACGGCTACGAACTCAACGAGATACACGATGTCTCGGCTCAGTCGCCCAGCAACGGCAAGACGCTGATCTATAACGCCACCACCTCGCTGTGGGAAGCGGCTAACCTAACCGCTGGCACGGGCATCAGCATCGGCAACGGTGCTGGCTCGATCACGGTGACCAATAGCGCACCGGATCAGACGGTCTCGCTCACTGCGGGCACTGGCATCAGCACCAGTGGCACCTACCCCAGCTTCACCATCACCAACAGCGCCCCCGATCAGACGGTGGCTCTGACGGGTGCGGGCACGACGGCTGTCACGGGCACCTACCCCAACTTTACGATCACCTCCAACGATCAGTATGTGGGGACGGTGACTTCGGTTGGCGGTACGGGCACGGTCAACGGCATTAGCCTGTCGGGCACGGTCACCTCGTCCGGAAGCCTAACACTAGGTGGCACACTTTCTGGCGTGAGCCTAACGACCCAGGTCACGGGGACGCTTCCGATTGCCAACGGCGGTACGGGCCAGACGACGGCCAACACGGCTTTCAACGCCTTGGCCCCTAGTCAGACTTCCCAATCTGGGAAATATTTGACGACTGATGGCACGAACACCTCTTGGGCGACGGTCAACGCTGGCGCTTCGCTGTCTAACGACACGAGCACCAGCACCAACCTGTATCCGTTGTTCGCTGCTGCAACCTCTGGCACGCCCACCACGCTGTACACCAGCAATGCAAAGCTGCTATACACCCCCAGCACCGGCGAGTTTAAGGCAGAAGCTGTCAATGCTATGAACGGCATTTTTGTAAACTCAGCAACGATTGATACCGACTACACAATCGCATCGGGAAACAACGGTTTGAGCGCTGGGCCGGTTTCTATTTCTGCCGGTATTTTGGTGACCGTTTCTTCTGGATCTGTTTGGACGGTGGCCTAAAGGATACCCATGAGCCTGAAATTAAACTCCTCCAGCGGCGGCAGCGTCACTTTGCAAGAGCCGAGCACGGCGACGAACGGCACGCTCACCCTGCCTGCGGGCACGGGCACTGTTGCGGTTAATGGCTTGAGTTCCAACATTGTCTCAGGCACCGCTATTGCTCCCCCATCGGGCACAACCATTGACTTCACAGGCGTCCCTTCTTGGGTTAAGCGCATCACCCTTATTGCTAACGATATTAGTTTTGCTGCGGCGGGAACCAGCAGGATTAGGATTGGAACGAGCAGCGGTTTGGTGAGCAGTGGGTATTCGTCTACAAACGGCACGATTTCCAACGCAAACACGACGGTTGTTTCAGCCATCACCGATGGATTCCCCGGCCCGATTACCGGCAGCGCCGCAGCGACGGCCACAATCGTCTGCACTGTTTTTAATGTGACCGGGAATACGTGGACGGCCATGACGCAGGCTATTAGGCCGACAGATGCACTGACACAAAACGGCGTCGGGTTTATTGCGTTGTCTGGAACTTTAGATCGAATTTCTATTGTCGCTACAACCAGCACCTTTGACGCTGGCACCATTAACATCCTCTACGAGTAAGCCATGAGCGTTGAAGTCGTCAAAGTCGCAACCACCGCCCAATATGGAGGCAGCGGCGCTGCCGTTTATTTCGGCTTGACGGCCAACGAGATCGCTGCTTTCGGTGGTCTGATCATTGCCATCATCGGCTTGGCAGTGAACATCTGGTACAAACACCAGCACCTAAAACTGGCGAAAAAGGAAAAGGATGATGCTTGACTTCATTCTTGGCTTCACCGTCGCTGCTTTGCTGGTCGGATCGCTGATCGGCCTGATTAAACTCGGCATTTGGGTACTGATGTGATCGATCCGATCACCGCTTTCGCTACCGCCCAGGCTGCTGTCGCAGGCATCCAAAAGGCGCTCAAGCTCGGCAAGGACATCCAGGGCCTTGTCGGTGAATTTGGGCGCTTTTTTGATGCCAAGGACGCGGTGCAGAAGGCCGCTAATGATGCGGGCAAGAAGGGCCAGTCAGATACCGGCAAGGCGATGGAGATCGTCATGCAGGCCAACCAATTGCGCGAGATGGAGGAGCAGCTCAAGCATCAACTGGTGTACGGGGGGTACCCCGAACTCTGGGAGCAGATGCTCATTGAGCGGGCCAAGATCCGTCAAGCCAGGGAAAAACAGGAACGCGAATCCAGAATTGCAAGGAAGAAGCTCGTCGCCCAGCGCCTTTTGGCCGCTCAGATCGTCGGCGCTGTTATCACCGTCATCCTGGCGGGCGCAATCATCATCTTTATCGTGAGGCAAGCCACCCGTGACACCTGAACTTCAGAAATATTACGAAGAACGATTTAGCATGTTTTCTCAGCAGGGTTGGATAGACCTGATGGAAGATATTGACAAGATGCTGGATTCGCTAAACAATATTTCTACGATTGAGGACGGCAACGCCTTACAATTTCGCAAGGGCGAATTGTCCATCCTGCTTTGGGTGCGTAACTTGAAGCAGATAAGTGAACGCGCTTACGAGGAATTACGTGCTGAGAATCTATGAATTCGCCTGCGAATGCGGGCAACGAATTGAACGCCTGACCGATTATGAGTCGGTCAATGTTCAGTGCGCGTGTGGTGG